CTATTTCAATTATAATGAAGCATCAAACACTTCTTTATTGGAAGATCACTTTTTGATTTATTACATAGAGCAGCATAAAATAGAAAACATAAACCTCGATAAAAGCAAAAATGTCCACTATGCTGGAGATCCATGTAATGGGTCAACCAAGTTGGAATTTTTAAAATCAGAATTTCCGAATTATTATGATATACTCACATGAGCATAAGGTGGTGATATACACTCCGTTCAAGAATTACTCGTCAACGATTCAAGCCTACTTTTCCAACAATCGTGGGAAATTCTATCCAATTGCTGGTGAAAATCCCGACTACAACTATCGCCAGATTACTCGTGTCAGCAGACACTCGATTGGTGTTCCTGATGATGTCAAGAACATATACAAAAAAATCCTACCAGTCCGTAATCCATATGAACGTGTGATTAGTCAATACTGGTGGCACTATAATCATCATGAAAAAATAGATTTCGAGAAATGGCTTTATACTCACTCAAAACAACCAGTGTGTATGCCCGTGACTGTAATCTATCGAGATCATGATTGTGTTATTCGTGTCGAGAATCTGGAAGAGGAACTAGAAAAGCACAACCTAATAGTGTATCACCCAAGCACCAATGAGAGAATTCCAATTCCACACAGAAATAAGACAGAGAACAAGGTAGAAATGGATTTGTCTCCAGAACATGCTGAGTTGATATACTTCCTGCATTATGAAGACTTTCTTGCTGGAGGATATGAGAGATTGTATAAATAGAGAAACCAATGGTTACTTGAGTTTCATCTGTGAATGAAACCCTCTGATAGATTAACAGGATAAATAGAAATATGGCTGAAACAGTAGCAACATCCACAGTAAATAGCACAAGTAAGGCAGACCTTTAATCAATAAACCATTATGGCAACACCAAGTTCCAGAACAGCACTTTCAGACTATTGCCTTCGTGCTCTTGGTCATCCAGTGATTGAAGTCAATCTAGATGACGATCAGATGGAGGACCGAATCGATGAGGCAATTCAGTATTACCAAGAGTATCACAGTGATGCCATTGTTCGGAACTACCGTAAACATGAAGTCACTGCTGCTGATATTACCAATGAATATATCACTGTTCCAGAAAGTCTCCTGTATATTCGAAGAGTGCTTCCTGTAAAGGGTGCCAATTCTTCTGTTGGTGATTTCTCTATTGACTATCAGCTTCATATGAACGACCTCTTTGGTCTTCGTGATCCCGGCGATTTACTTTCGTATGAGTTGACGAAGCAGTATATGTCACTGATTGATCTGAAGATTAATGGTGTTACTGAACAGGTTACATTTAACAGGCATCAGAATATTGTAAAACTTGACTCTATTCGCTGGGGAACAGATATTACTGCTGGTCAATACATTGTCTTTGAGGGATACGAAACGCTTGACCCAGAGACCTATACTAATGTCTATAATGATATGTGGCTGAAGAGGTATGTCACAGCACTCTTCAAGAGACAGTGGGGCTTGAACCTCATTAAGTTTGAAGGTATTCAGCTTCCCGGTGGAGTTACACTGAACGGTCGTCAGACCTTTGATGATGCAAATGCAGAAATCGAAAAGCTAGAAGAACAGTTGAGGTTGAATCACGAAGATCCACCCGACTTCTTCGTAGGATAAGATATGCCGCGTAATCCTTACATCTCCCTTGGGACCACTAACGAGCAGAGACTTCAAGAGAATCTAATCATTGAAGCTTTGCAAATTTATGGTCATGAGGTTTACTATCTTCCTCGAAACATCGTCAATCGAGATACCATTCTCAACGAGACAATCCAGTCAAAGTTTGGTGATGCATTCAAGGTTGAGATGTATGTCTCAAATGTTGATGGTTTCGAGGGCGATGGTCAATTCATTTCAAAGTTTGGTCTAGAGATTCGCGATCAGGTCAAGCTGGTTGTTGCTCGTAAGAGATGGGAAGAACTTGTTGGGCGATTCAAGGTTACTCAATCTGTAAGACCAGCAGAAGGTGACTTGATTTACTTTCCTCTTGTTAACGGACTCTTTGAAATCAAGTATGCAGTTGGTGATTCGCCTTTCTACCAACTTCAGAATCTCCCCACATATGAACTCACTTGTGAACTCTTTGAGTATGGTAATGAGCAAATCGATACTGGTGTTCTTGAGATTGATGATGTTGAACGCAATGAAGCCTTCAGAAGCATCCTCACAATCTCCACTACATCCGGCAGTGGAACATTCCAGTATGGCGAAGAAGTCACGCAAGTTCTTGATTCTGATACAACAATTACTGGTGAAGTTGCCTCTGTTAGCACCACAACAATTAAGGTTGTCCAGACTCGCGATTCTGATAATGGTAGCGATACCTTCTGGCAGGTAACTGCTGGATCTGTTGGTAACCTTATTGGGCAGCGTAGTGGGGCAACTCGTCCTGTCACTGCTGTTACTGATGACATGACTGCACTAGAGGAGGTAGACGCTCAAGCACAGAACAATCAATTCGAAACGATTGGTAATGACTTTGTTGACTTCACAGAGACCAATCCTTTTGGAGAAATCAATTTTACTGACTAATGTTAGGAGCATATTTTTATAACAAAACCATTCGCAAAACAGTCTCTGTTTTCGGCAGTCTGTTCAATAACATTCAGGTTCGAAAGACGAGTGGTGATCGTGTTCTCTCTGCCACCAAGGTTCCTCTTGCATATGGTCCCCTTGAGAAGTTTCTGGCACGTATTGATGAACTAGAGAAACTTGAAGAGCAAGCAATTGCAATCAAGCTTCCTCGTATGAGTTTTGAAATATCAGATATCTCTTATGATTCCTCTCAGAAGTTGAACAAGGGAAACAAGAGAACATTTGCGATGACGAATGGCGACGAGACGAGAAGGAGAACAGTTCGTCAAAGCGTTCCCTACATTATAACAATGGACCTGAATATCATGTCCAAGACACAAGATGAAGCACTTCAGATTGTTGAGCAGATTCTACCAACATTTGCACCTGAATATACCGTAACGGTAAAGGATTTTGAGGGACCGGGAAGTCGCACTGATGTCCCGATTGTTCTTACTGGAACTTCATTCTCAAATGAGTATGAAGGAGACTTTACAGCTCGCCAGTTGATTGTATATACCCTGACCTTTTCAGTGAAGGTCAAATTTGCTGGTGGTGTCAGTGAACAGGCTATTATCTTGGATGTTGATATTGACTTCTTTGATAAGGGTAATGATGGATTTCTTGAGGAGGTTGGATATACTGCTGACTCTGAAAGCGATGATAGTATCCCAAGAGTCATAACTGATAGTGATGATGGAATCTGAAACTAGAAATCCTATCACAGTTGTTTTTAAAAAGACCAATGCTGTTCGTGGTCTTTTACAAAGGGTCTCAAATATCACCAGTGAACTTCAAGAAGTAGGCAGAGTAACCGCTGTTCTTACCCGCGTGGATTTCGGTGTGGATTCCAGTGTAGAATTCACCTTCTTAATCTTGAGTGATGATAATCGTGTAGTTCTCACAGATAGTTCTCAATTAGTTTTAACATGAACAAAGATGACATCACAAAGAATCTTGAGAAACACATGCCACAGAAACCTGTGGTGAAACCAAAAGAGTCTGAAACTGTTCGTGATGCAGAGGAAGACTATGAGTATTCTCGCGAGAAGTTCAAGAGTCTGATTGACCGTGCAGAAGGGGCTATTGATGCTGCTATGGGGCTTGCAATGGAAGCTGAACATCCAAGGGCATTTGAAGTTGTCTCTCAGATGATCAAGAACACCAGTGACATGACCACTGAACTCATGAAACTCCAGAAGGAGCGCAAGGCTCTCCATAAGGAGGAAGAGAAGAAACAGGAAGTCACCAATAATAATGCTATCTTTGTTGGTTCCACAAGTGAACTACAGAAGATACTGAAGAACGAAATTATCATCAATGCAGAGAGTTCAGAACAATGACCTTGGATATCTCGGCAACCCTCGCGTGAAGAGGGACGGCGTCGAGCAATCCTTCACCAAAGAAGAGGTTCAAGAGTATGCAAAGTGCATGGCATGTCCCGCATACTTTATAGAAAACTACATGAGAATCATTCACCTTGATAAAGGTCTGGTTCCATTCTCTCCATATCCATACCAGAGAAAGATGTTTCAACACTTCAATGACAATCGTTTCTCTATTGTTCTTGCTTGTCGTCAATCCGGTAAATCCATTTCAAGTGTTGGTTATATCCTCTGGTATGCAATTTTTCACCCAGAGAAGACCATTGCGATTCTGGCAAACAAAGGTGCTACTGCAAGGGAGATGCTTTCCCGTGTGACTCTGGCATTGGAGAATCTTCCATTCTTTCTTCAGCCGGGATGTCGAGCACTCAATAAAGGTAACATTGAGTTTTCAAATAACAGTGAGATCATTGCAGCAGCAACCTCTGGTAGTTCAATTCGTGGTCTCTCTATCAATCTTCTGTTCCTTGATGAGTTTGCATTCGTGGAACAAGCAAACAAGTTCTATACCTCCACCTATCCTGTTATCACCTCTGGTAAAACCACTAAAGTCATCATTACTTCCACAATGAACGGTATTGGTAATGTGTTCTATAATATCTGGCAGGGTGCTATTCAGGGAACAAATGACTTCAAACCATTTCGTGTGGATTGGTGGGATGTTCCCGGTCGAGATGAGGAATGGAAGAAACAAACAATCGCAAACACATCACAGCTACAATTCGATCAAGAGTTTGGCAATGCTGCAATAGGTCATTCGGATACCCTGATTGCTACTGATAAACTTCTGGGGTTAAAGGCAAAAACTGCAATAGAATACAAAGAAGATTTGGGTCTGAGATTCTATGACAAACCCGAAGAGGGTCATCGATATATCATGGCAGTAGATACCAGTCGTGGTCGTGGACAGGACTATTCTACCTTCAATATCATTGATATAACTGCAAGACCATTCAAGCAAGTTTGTGTCTATCGAAACAACATGGTCTCACCACTGCTGTTTCCTGATATCATTGTGAAGATTGCAAACCTCTATAATGAGGCAATGGTCCTGATTGAAAGCAATGATGCTGGTCAGGTAGTTTGTAATGCAGTCTACTATGAGCATGAGTATGAGAACACCTTTGTGGAGTCTTCAATCAAGCGTGGTGGGATTGGTATTACGATGACCAAGAGAATCAAAAGAGTTGGTTGTAGTAATCTCAAGGACTTGATTGAGATGAGTAAAA